CGTTCAGTAGGATCATCAAGACCAATATGAGAGCAATATGACATAATTTCACTAAACGGTATAGGGGAAAAGCCAGAATGTCCTATTTGTCGCCCTTGTCTCAAATCGTTATACCCAATCCAATACATCATATTTTGAGGAATAGGCTTGTCTCTCATCTCTATCGCGCCCTTTGCCATCAAGTAAGCCTCATCTCTTGCAGAGTACTTAAAAGACCATTTAAGCGCCTCGATCAGTTTTTTACCGTTTCCTCTTCTACTTCCTGTCTAAAATTACCTAACTCATCAACGTATTTCGCCCAATCCATAAAAAACTTTGTTATTTCATCTATTTTCGCATCAGCAAGCGCAAGAAAATGCTCTCTATCGCAAGTCATTTTAGCGCCATCATTTTGTATATTAGTTTCCCACGACACAACACAACTGTCGTATAAAGCCTCAAATAACTTCTTGCCAACCTCTTTGTCGGAATGAGATTTAAACTTTGTGTATTTAGCCTCATCTTCCATAATTTTTGACGCTTTGAGCGTTTGCATTTCCTGATATAATAAGACCTGTTCACGCTTTACAGTTAAGTCAGGGTTAGCCCAACCGCCTGCTTTGCATCTGATTGATATGTATGTTTTTCCTTTGTCAGCTAGAAAGTTCATTTCAGGCGTAAAATTACTCTCAAAAACCATGTCTGATAATTGAGGTTTCTTTAGTTTTAGCATCGGTGTCTCCTTTGTCGGTTTTTGTTGTGGGGCAGGAATACCGACAACCCACCCCACTATAGACCAGTCTATTCTTGTGTTTTCGTAGCCTTTGATGATTTGGCTAGTTCGGGCTTGTCGGCTAAACCCAACTC